TTGTTTACTAGGTGGAAATGACTGGTTAAATCTATTTTGTAACTGTTCTTTTCCGAGTAATAAAGGTTCACAATCTTCTATAAGTTTTTTTCTATGTTCTTTAGAAAAAACATTATTAAGAATAATTTTTGGTTCTTTAATCATTATCCCAATCCAGATTGGAATCTCATAAACTCAATAGCATTTTTGATCTGATATGTTCTATTCTGTATTACCTTAAGGATACTTTCAAGATAAACTAACATCGTATCATAGTAATCTATCTTAAGAGATGTATTAGAAAGTTTCTCATCAGCATCCAAATATTTGGTCATCGTGTCTTTATCCCTTATCTTCTTTGGAAAAGGATTCTCTACATAGACCTCTGGGTCCGCCTTACCAGAGAAGTATTCATATCTCTCGTGACGGATATTCTTACGCTGTTGTTCAGCCTTTTTTCTTAAGAGGAATATTGTATTATATAACTCAAAGTATTTTGCATGAAGAGATGGGATCTTCAATGATTCTTCATGTAGATTGTCTCGGTCTATATCTGAATCTCTTTCCCACATCTCTTGAAGTTTATCAAGAGTAATTGTCATTTAAAAATCAGATTTAAGCGGTGTTCCTTCTAAATCAGTTATTTCGTAGATAAGATATTTAAAACTCACGTTTGCTGTAAAGTAGTCTATATCAGTAGCTGTAGCATCAAAATCCAAAGTTGTCAAGGAATATGGGAACATTTGTCTAAATTTTACTTGGAATTTAGCAACCATACTACTTGATAGTATTTGTAGTGTTCCATCAGAAAAAACGTTTTCCATGGATCTGGTTCCTATATCTAAAGCTGCATTTCCAGTTCTTTGTAATTCTCTTATTTCATTAATATTTTCTGGAAATCCTAATCCTCTTAACCAATTTTGAATTTCCATATAATTTTTAAGATCTTCATCAACAAGAAATTGAAGACTTAAATCACCAAAAACCAGTTTATCGCCTGGTTGATCGATATCTTTTAGGTACGTAGGTTGAACTGCAGTACCAAGTGTAAGATCTGGTATATTTGCTTGATTGCAAAAAAATGCAACTTTAGGAGATTTTACTAAAGTAAATTTAAACCCAGTAGGTGCTAGAAAATTTCTGTTTTCAATTTGTCTTGGCATTATTTCCCTCCACCATTGCCACCACCACCGTTACCGTTGCCACCATTGCCATGGCCACCATTGCCATTACTATTTCCATTCCCGTTATGGGATCCATTGCCGTTACCGTTGCCATTTCCATTTCCATTTCCATTTCCGTTCTGATGAGGTTTATGATATGATCCTCCCCAATATCTTCCTCCATATTTGGGTGGCATCATAACACATTTCTGTCGAAGACGATCATAATATTGTCCTTCTGGACATTTAAGAATCTTATCTTCTTTATTCTCTTCTCTAAGTCCTTGGAATTGCCTATAAGTCTTTTGTATTCTTGCTGCAGTTCGTGCTGCTTCAATATTTACAAATTCCTTTGATGCATCAACCATTTGATCAATAGAGGGACCATCACTTGCCTTATCAAGTTTTAACTTCATTACAGGATATACACCTGAAAATCTCCATTTAGCCAATCCAGGTTCTGCTGGAGTTTGGTAATCTTGTGACAACAAATCACTATTTCTGGGAAAAAGGAATGGCGTAAAGTTAGCCACACTTGCCCCATTAACATTTAGAGTTTCTTTTATGAAGTCTTTATAGTGTTTCATATATGTATTTAGATAAAAAAAGAGACCTCCGAAGAAGTCTCTTGAAAATGTGAATGGAATATATCCATCTCGATCACATAAGATTTTTGACCGTAACGCGACGATAGTAGCGGTTCTGGTTTGTTTGCAAACGTCCAAGTCCTTGGGTAGTACCCTCGGCAAATGGGTTGGCAACCATACCATAACGAGTCTTGAATCCAATTTTGGGCTGGAAGGAGTTTTCTCCGACAGCGCGTACCATTTGGAGGGGAACGTAGGGGCAATAGAACAGTCCAGCGTCATAAGGTGAGGAACCTTTGTATCCACAAACGTAGTACTGGTTTCCACCTTGAGGACCACCTGTGCCGACTAGGTTAGCAGCATAAGGGTCAATGTAGACGCGGTACTTACCTTGCAGAGTTCCTGCGAAAGTATTACCGGTGTCATCAACGTTCAGGTTGGCATTAAGTGCAGGGGTGTAATCAAGTACACCAGCCATTGTAAGAGCACTAGCAACGTCTGCAGAACAGAGGATGATGTTGCCCTTCCCGCGACGTGTTCTTTGGGCGATAGCGTTAGCATCACGCTCGATCTGGAACAGAAGTCCTTTGAACTTCTCAACAGACCATCTGCCGTTGGAGTCGATGTCGAGGTCGAATTGACCTGCTTGTGCAACGTTTTGAACAGCGCCTTGCTCAGCAACCTTGTAGATAGTACGGATAACTTCGCGGTTAATTTCAGCGAGGATTTCAGTACTCAGGATGTTAGCAAGTTCTGCTTCAGCGTTCAATCCGTGGATCGCCTTGAGGTCTTGAGCCAGTTCCAAACTGTACTCAGCTTTGAGTGCACGTGACTTTGCAGTAACCGTAACTTTCTCAATGCTGAATGCCATCTGGTTGAAGGCATCATTAGCAGTACCATCAAGTGCTTCAGCAGTTGCTGTGGGCATTCCCTGACCTACATTGTAGGAAAGTGAATTAGCAGTACCAACAGGGTTCAGAACTCCGGGGTTAGTACCGGACTGAGTCGTGGTACCCATACCAACGTTCTGATCGGTTCCGTTGTTATTATCGAAACCGTAAGGCTGTCCAGAGAATGCGGAATCTACTTCGTCGTAGAAGGTCTCAGACCTTGCGCCTTCTTTGTAAGTCTGTGAACGCATTGCGAAAATAAGTCCAGTAGGACCGCTCATTGGTTGCACGCCAGCCAGATCATAAGCGATCAGGTTGGGCATAGAGCGACGAATTAGACTAATCAATACTGGGTCGAATCCAGCAACAGGACCTGCTGCAGTTGCATCACTTCCAAATCCACCTGTACCGGAGGAATTAGTTGGAGCAGCCTCAGTCAGCATCGAGGTGCCACCTTCAAAAGCTTGTTGCTCACGAAGGAATTTTTCTTGGTTTTCTAACAGGACAGCGGTAACTGCACGGCGATGAGAATCTTTAATCTCATCAGCGCCCTCAGCATTAAGAAGAGGGGCCCACTTTTCCTGCAATTGTTCTGAATGGAACATTTGCTTTTTTACCTAATTGTGTTTACGTTTGAATTGATATTGAAATCAGTTATTTAAAACTAGAAAGTGTTTTCAGGTAAGTAGCCATTGAATTGGATACTGAATCAGGAGCAGCTTCTACTCCTTCTGAAAGAGTTTCTGTTTTAGTACTCGAAGATGCTTTAGGAGCAAAATATGACTCCTTCAACGTCTCAAGTTTTCCACGATATTTAGCTTCACTTTCAAACTCTACACTTTCGGCAAGCGTAGCGAGTTTCTCTTTCTGCGTGGACGCAAGTCCTTCAGAAACATCGGCAAGAATTACGTCTGATACTGACTCAGCGAGTCGTGCATTCAGAGTTACATTCTTTTCGATCTGCTCGTTAAGTTTGGTCTCCATATCATCTAGTTTTTCTACCATACTCTCAAGTACATCATACTTATCTTCAGGGATTGTTACATAATGTTCTTCAAAAAGACTCTTAAGACCGGTCATAAAGGAATCGTTAAGGTCTTCTTTAAGACCACCCTCTACGGCCAGTTTATTTTCTTCCATCCACTCGGATGAAACATACTCAAGATAAGAATCAACACGCTCAGTAAGTGCAGTTTTAACTTCTGCAACTTCTTCGTTAAGACGCTCAGCGTATTGTGTTTCTAGAGTTTCCTTAAGACCAAACAACTTGGACTTAATAGCAGCTTCAAAGATTGTCTTTGCTTTTGCTTGGAACTCTTCAGATAGTTCTTCACCAGCAAGAAGTGCATTAACATCATCTTCGATGTCAATCTCTTCAAATTCAGGTGCTTCTGCTACAACTGCTTCCTCTTCAGTTGCTTCTTCTTCGGATACTACTTCTTCAGTAGTCTCTTCGTCCTCGGCAACTACCTCATCAGTAGCAATTTCTTCTTCTTCGATTACTTCATCAGAAACTTCTGTTTCTTCCTTAGCTGTCTTCCCTTTGCGGTTAGTAACAACATCACTAACTTGCTTAAGCGATCCGCCAGACGGTTTTAGTTTGGCAGAGTCATTAGTGGGACTATAATTCTCTGGAGTTGGACCTCCTAGATCCTCAATGGGCACCTTAGGAGCCACTTGATCGACGCCTTTCATTGGCATTCCTGGAGCTGCATTAGCATTAACAGCAGTTTTGGATTGCTTTACGTCCTCTTCCATTGCTTGTAGTTTAGTTCCACTAGACATTTGAAGTTTCTCCGTTTTTTCCTGATTGTGTGAAATAATCTATATTTATTTATAAAT